AAAGATTAATTAATCCTAATATATCATTATTTATATTTAGAAGTCAAATAATTATCATCCTTTGGGTTGAATAACTTTAACCCGATTATTCTTTTCATCCCAAATCCTTATTTCAATTCTGTTATCGATTAATTTATTTACAGTTGATATTTCTGATAATAATTCAATTGTAGCCTCATCGATATCAACATCATAAAAAATCATATTATGTTTTTTGTAGGTCTTCATAGTTTGAATAAAATTCACCGTTTTTATAATAAACTGTTGAATAAGCTGAACCACCCCAATCACGATCTTTTGTTATTGAAACTATAAATTCAGACTTTTTAGATTCAATAGAATCTTCATCAATATTCAAATCCCGATAAACTTGAAGAACAAAATCAACATCATGGGCAATTTTACTTGATCCTAAAATCGAATCCAAACTTCTTCTAACTTGTGATTTGTCAGTTCCCTTTCTAAAATGATGAAGTGCAAAGATTGTTGTGTTTGTTTTGTTTTTTAAATCAACCATACCTCGTGAAACTTTGCGCATCTGCTCATTAACTGATTCACCTCGTGCCTCAATAAATCCAAAATTATCAATAAAAACCATATCATATTTGCCATCAATGATAATCTTATTAATCAAATCAAGATTAATTTCCGTGTTTTGAGTATCTATTTGTTTCATGAATAAAGTTTTTGGCAATCTGTCAATTCTACGATTAAGCTCATTAATATCAAATTTCCTATCTCTCCATTCCATCGGTTTTATACCCATTTTAGCCCTGACATATCTCAAAACCAATGCTGAATTGCTCATTTCAAGCGATAAATATAAAACTCGTTTGCCTGTTTCTGCGTTTCTCAATGCTGTTTGAAATGCCCATGCTGTTTTCCCAACACCTGTCTCTCCCACTAAAACGATATATCGACTTCGCTCAAGTGGAGAAAAAAGCCGATCGAGCGAGGCAAGCCCCCAAGTTAAATATACTTTCCTACTTACTATCTCAAAAATATTATTTTTTAAATCAGAAGCAATCAAATCATCCGAATAAACTTTTGGCATTTTCAATAAAACATCAGTAGGAATCAAATCTTTACAATAATCTTTTACCCATTTTGCTATCTCTCCTTTGCTGTGGCCATAAAACTCAAGCCATTGTATAAAAGTAGGTCCACCCCCTTTACCTGAACCGATAAAACCTTTTTCATCAATCCAAGCATCTGCTGGCTTATTATTTACATCGATATAATCCCCGCCAGTTGATCTTTTACGAAATGTAAAAATTTCACCATTAACCATCTGCCCCCCTGAAAGCCTCTGTATCATTTGTCGATTATTTAATTTACTAACATAATCCCAAAAATCATTGTTATTTAAAACAACCTTTTTCTCCTCATACGGATACCATTTCATCATCTCTTCTTCAGTATAAATTGAATCATAATCCTCTAAAATTGGCTTAACTAAAAACGGCTCTTGTTTGTTATGAAAAAACCACGGAATACGAAAAACCCTAGAAATATCTTTACAAGCAGGATCACCATTAAAATATTGAATCAACCCCCTCGTGATACGATCATAATTTTCTACTGTCCCATCTTTTGCCAACCAGTAGCAATGATAAGATTTTCTAGTTTCAATAATAATTGACGGGCTTATGGGGCATTCCATAAGCTTTTTCCATTGCTCTGCTTTTTCATAATCCATTTCGAGGATCCAAGCATTCACACCAGCACATTCTTCTTTGCGTCTGATCTTTGGGAATCTGTTAGGAGTGAAAAAAATCCCAGCACCGCGCTTGTTTAAGTTTATCAATTCATCAAAACAAAATTCCTGTGGCGTGCCGTATCTTGTCAAACTCTTATCGACGGCCTTGTCATCAAATGTTTGCAGATAATAATTCGGGAAATGACTCAGAAAATTACTAATCAATTCTTTCGACATTCTGTGTTTTTTTAGGAGGTAAGACGCCTGTTCTAACCAAAAAATCCTCGTAAGACTCATCTTTGCCACGCTTGTTTGGATCAATAACTTGCACCGCCTTTAATTCCCCGTAAAGATATTTTAGACTACCGCAATTTTTAGCCTTAAATGAATCTGAAAGAATATCGGCAACCCGCTTTTTTAATTCTGCCTCACCTATCTTTTCCATAAGGCTTGCTATGTGTTTCCCGAAAATACGCTGATATTGCCTACTCTCTTTGAAATCTTCTCTACCAGTCAGTGTGAGTAAAAGCAACAAGACATGGTTTACTTTCGGATTCCCATATTCAACTTTTTCAGACGGTGTCTGTAATAGTTTACTATTATTCTTATTATCTATATATATATTGTGTCCACTTTCTGGACTATGAATGTCCGATTCCTGGACTATAGGTTCATTTCGTGGATTAAGAGATGTGCTAATCTGTAATTTTTGTTGTACTAAATTGGCACTAATAAATTGAGATTCTTTACCAGAAAATCCAATTATCCAATCGGATTTATTAGCGATCATTTCATTCCAAACATCCATTGTTTTTAAAAAACCTGTTTTATTGTCTCTTTGAATTAATCCTTTTTTTTCAAGAGTTTTAATTATTTCATAGGTTCTACTTCTTTTAAGATCACATACATCCCCAAGATAATTTTTAGTTGCAACACACCATCCATTGTATTTGTCATTGTGCGATAGATGGTAAATTGTATCTAATAAAACATATTCTTCAATGGATAAACAAAGAGATTTCCTTATAGGATGGATTATTGTTGTATACATAAAAAATTATTAACAAAAAGGGATTACTCAAGGAACACATTTTGCTTGCGACTCAATATGTTTGAGTAACCCCTCTTTATAAATAAAAATTTGTGTTCCATAATGTGAGTCGCAATTAACTTTCTACCCACAGCATACTCTTTTAAAACTAAAAGTCAATAAAACTAGTTAGCTGGAATTTCCGGCATACTTGTATATTCAAATTACCTAGAAACCATCCTTTCTTGTTAATTCAATTTACAGGCACAGTATATTTTCTAAAGGCAGTTACATAATCACTAAACCATTCTATTTTTTGGTTTTTCTTATTTCCTTTATGATCTACGGAAAATTCATCTAGTGTGGTTACGCACCACATCTTAGCCCTTTTGACATACTTAGGGGGTAGAGTTTTCATAGAGGTTGGTTAAATTTTATAATCCTTATTAAGTGATCGAAGTATTTCAAATTTAGTGTCAAACCCTTTAACTAGCGCTGAGGCCTTTAGAAATTCAGATTCCGCATCTTTCAATCCATCACAAAACATGAGCCATTCTTCAGTAGTGCGTGCTTTGGCTTCTTTTGAGTTTTGCGCCCCTTCTTTTATTTCAAGGATACAATGTGCCAAAACATTTTTCTCTTGCCTCTCAAGTGATTTAAACGTGATTTTAGCGTTTGCTTCTTTAGTATAAACATTATCAAGGTTCCCTTTCTCGTCTACATGGTTGAGTTCATTGTAAAGTTTAGTAAGATGTTGCTGAATTAAGATTATATCCATAGTTAAGTTATTTTAATAATTTGAATTGATTTAGTAAGTGCTCTGCCACCATCCCCATATTCCCTACAAATATACCCTAATTGTTCAAGCTTTTTAATATGTTTATAGATTGAATTGTCTGATGAAACTTCAAGATGATTTGCCATTTCTCTATAAGTTGGTGGTCGATCTAGGTTATTGATAGACCATTGTATAAATTCTAATAGCTGTTTTTGCTTAAAAGAGATCATAATAAAAAACAGGGAATAATTGAACACTTTTTACTATACTCTTTTTATATTTTACTTGCAAGTATTTATTTTCTAGTGTATGATAAAAATAATCTTTTAATTACTAACTAAAAACCTTCTAAGTATGATTAATCTAGTAACTGAAATCCAAAAACACATTCTAAAAGAAAAAGAAGAACACCATCCTAAAGATTCATTCTGGTGCACCGAATCAGAAACAGATCAAATAGAGATCTTTTGGAAGTGGAAAGGAGAAAAAGAAACTAATCCTGATTCGCCACATGATAAATTCGCACTTGAAGTTAGAAAGATGGTTGAGGTTAGGGTGATTGATTCGTTTAGAGACATGGGAATATTAGTCGAACCTAAAGACGGAGATCAACATAGAGTTGAGATCGACTGGGAGGGAATTAGGGTTACTGGATACATGGATGGAATATTAAATATTGATGGTGTTGAAACTCCGATTGAGGTTAAAACGAGTTACGGGAATTATCAAAAACAAGAAATTGAACAATGTAAACCCAAACTATCTTATCTAAAACAATTAGCCTTTTATATGACAAGCATTAAGGCTAATAAAGGGATTCTGTTTTATGTTCATTTTAAACAAGATAAACCATTCGTGATTGATGGTATTTATCAATTCGTTTTGGAACGCGAAGGATCAGTTTTTAGATGTCATGATATTGAATTTAATCTTATGGATACATTTAGAAGATTTAAGCGCATTCATGATGATTACATTTCAAAAGATATTGAACCACCTTGTGAATTTGTTTATAAATATGATCTTGATAAAATTGATTGGAAAGGTCTACCTAAATATCAAATTGCTAATGCTAGATCGAATAAGGCAGTTCTTGGAGATTGGCAAGTACAATATTCACGCTATAAAAATAAAATTATTGCTAAATTAGGACAATCACTAGGATATTCTCAATCCGAACTCAATAAAATTGCGGAAGCTACAAAAGGTTATACTACTTGGTAATTTATTTTTTAACCAACTGCAAACTATGAAAGTCACTATTAAGGAACTCCCTGCTAGCTGGAGAGATCAGTATGATTATATTTGTGTAACCAATTTAGAGGGAAAGTCTTGGGTTGAAAAGGATGGTAAGTGGGGTATTGTAGACTCTTCAAATGGGACTGTTTTGGTTCCCATTGAGTATGATAGTATGGGTAAATCCCAGGAGGGTAAGGCTTGGGTTAGTAAGGGGAAGAAGAAATTTGAAATATCTTTTAATTAATTAACTAATTTCTATATGAAATTGAAAGTCACTAAAAAGTTTGAGTCTTCTATTATGGAAATAGAAATAGAAAACTCAGATGAAAAGAAAGCATTGTCACAAGCGTTTATTTTTACTCAACCCGACGAGTGTTCGTTATGTAAAAGCAAGAATATTGTTTGGGATTCAAATAGAGCCAAAACAGATGACGGAGAATTTATATATATTAAAAGAACATGTATAGATTGTGGAGCACGTTCTAATTTGGGAAGTTATAAAACAGGAGGATACTTTTGGAGTAAGTTTGAAATATGGAAACCTGAACAAACTAATCAACAAGATTCTACAGTCAAAGTAAAACCTCAAGAAATTGATCCGTTTGAAAACATCCCAACTGATTTACCATTTTAATTCTTAATATAAAAACTTATGACCTCAATTTCATATTCAGGCATCGGGGCAAAAATCTCATATTGGCGCAGGCAGTGTATGGTTAAAAATAAACTTCTAACAGGGAAAAATGAACCATATAGAGCCGTAGATATAGCAACTCAATTAGATAAGCCCAAGGCGTGGCTTATCCAAACTGAACGAGGATATATAAAAAAGATAGATCATGAAATCTTGCTTAGGTTGATTGATCTTTTAAAAAAGATTGAGCCGAATTTGACACTTAACTCCTTTTTGAAATAATCTTTAACCACCATTACCTATGAAAGTCACTATTAAGGAACTCCCTACTAATTGGCGTGATCAATATGATAATATTGGTAACTCCCAGGAGGGTAAGGCTAGGGCTAGTAAGGGGGGTAAGTACGGTATGGTAGACTCTTCTAATGGAACTGTGTTGGTTCCCTTTGAGTATGATTATATTGGTGACTTCCAGGAGGGTAAGGCTTGGGCTGAGAAAGGGGATAAGTACGGTATGGTAGACTCTTCTAATGGGAATATACTTGTTCCCTTTGAGTATGATTGGATTGGTTACTCTCAGGAGGGTAAGGCTAGGGCTAGGAAAGGGGGTAAGTACGGTATGGTAGACTCTTTAAATGGGACTGTGTTGGTTCCCTTTGAGTATGATTATATTGGTAACTCCCAGGAGGGTAAGGCTTGGGCTAAGAAGGATGGTAAGGAGTTTGAAATATCTTTTAATTAAAATCTATTGACTTCTAAATACAAATAATGATATTCTATAGTTAGACAAGACAGCCAAGCTCGCCATTAGGCACAATAGCTTTATCGCTACCTAGTCTACTCGGTAAAATATCCTTAAAATCTTCTATATGTCATACATGAGTACTATCAATGAACGTTATCAGGAACACAGGCGGCATGGTGGAGAGGAACTAAGCAGAGATGAAATTTTGGAGATATTTTCTTATAATCTAACAAATCAACAAAATGACAAAACCAATTGAAGTTGATCCAGGCTTTGTACCAATTACAGAATCAATCAAACAAGGGGAGATTGCATGTAAAATATTGTTAGATAGCTTTAAGCAGATTAAAGAAGCCGCAGAAGAATTGAGAAAATCTATGAAATATCCTTTTAAAATTAATCCATAACAAATAAAACTATATGAAATCTAAAAATGAATTTTATTCTTGGCTAGCAGAAACTGGGGGTGTGCTCCTTGAGGTTGTAAAGTACTTGAAGGAACTTGGGATTGACCCCATGGCGTTGGTTAATGGCAGGAATCTTCTTCAACTTGCGGTGCAGGATGGAGGCAACCTTGAGGTTGTAAAGTACTTAAAAGAACTTGGAGTTGACCCGATGGCGTTGGCTGATGGCTGGAATCTTCTTCATCTTGCGGTGCAGAAAGGAGGCAACCTTGAGGTTGTAAAGTACTTGAAAGAACTTGGAGTTGACCCGATGGCGTTGGCTGATGGCTGGAATCTTCTTCATCTTGCGGTTCAGGATGGAGGCAACCTTGAGGTTGTAAAGTACTTGAAGGAACTTGGGATTGACCCGATGGCGTTGGTTAATGGCAGGAATCTTCTTCATCTTGCGGTGCAGGAAGGAGGCAACCTTGAGGTTGTAAAGTACTTAAAAGAACTTGGAGTTGACCCGATGGCGTTGGTTAATGGCAGGAATCTTCTTCAACTTGCGGTGCAGAAAGGAGGCAACCTTGAGGTTGTAAAGTATATCACTGACATTATGGGAAAATACTCAAAATAATTCTTACTTTTTAACCCTTATTAAAATAATTTATTCTATTTCTTAAAAATTTATTTATGATATTTGCTTTGTTTCTATTATTTATTTTAGGTTTATTAATAGGAGTAAAAATAGGGATAGGATATAAGATAAAAAATACAAAAAAATAATTTATTTATATTTAACAATATACAAATGTTTTACAATGAAAAAACTCAAGAATTAAATACTAAATCATTAGTATTATTCTTAATACCATTCTTTTTAGGGATAATCACATTTTTTGCTACGATAGAAATTGTATCTCCAGGAGAACGTGGGGTAGTTATTCGTGCTGGTGCTATACAAAATAGAATTTTAGATGAAGGATTCCATACTATATGGCCTTACGTGGAATCAATAAAAATAATGGACATTACTGTACAAAAATATATTTCTACGATTGGGGCTGCTTCAAAGGATTTACAAAGTGTTACCGCTGAAATAGCATTAAATTATCATCTTGATTCAATAAAAGTTAATGATATTTACCAACAATTTAGAAGGGAAGAGATTAAAAACTTTATTGACCCTTCAATTAAGGAATCAGTTAAAGCAGCAACAGCAAAATATACAGCAGAGGAATTAATCACGCAAAGAGCAGCAGTTAAAGATGCAATGACTTTAGCATTAAAGGAACGAATTGAACCTTACGGATTTATTGTTGATAGTGTATCAATTACTGATTTTAAATTCTCAGATTCGTTTGAGCGTGCCATTGAAGAGAAAGTGACTGCCGAACAGAATGCTTTAGCAGAAAAAAATAGATTATCTCAAATAGAATATCAAGCACAACAAACCATAGTTACTGCAAAAGCAGAAGCAGAGACAATTCGTATTAAAGCAGAAGCAATCCAAAATCAAGGTGGAGATGCCTATGTTGAATTAAAATCTGTTGAAAAATGGAATGGGGTATTGCCAGTTTATATGATGCCTAATTCATCTGTACCTTTTATAAATATTAATCAGTAATTTTATTTTTTAAAAACCTTCTATCTATATGGAAACAACAACTTCTATCACCAAAAATCAGAAAATTCTGATTATATCTTCAGTCATTATTCTAGGGTTTCTATGTATATGGGGACTCCTAGGATCACCGCTCAATGTCGGTGCTAATAGTGAAGATAAAGTTTTACTGCAAATGAGTTCTTCTTATAAAAACTCACTTAAAACAGAAGAATTAGCCAAGGCAACAATGTTAAAGGCTATTGAATCCAATCGACAAGCGTTTTTATCACGTTGTGAGTGGGAGAAAACAATCGCACAATATAAAGTAACTAATGGATATGAACCTGAACGAGAAGACGAGCTTAGAAAAAAGACTCAATGGATATGTGAAGACATGAGTTTTTAGAATCACCTAGTCAAAGTGTTGAAACTGACTCTGACTTGAAGACTCCTACTAAAATAAATCCTTCAAGCCAGGCTAGTGAGGCCCTCGATTTAGATAAATTAGCCTATGCAGTTGCAATGGCTGAAACTAAAGATTGCACCACAGGGACAGGGAAATATAATAATTGCCATGGTATAATGGCTTGGGATGCACAAGGAAACAGGTATCCAAGAAGATTTAATTCTAAAGAAGAAAGTTATGAATATTTTAAAAAGTTATGGGTTAAAAACTATGGTGGATTTCCTACAATTAGCCAAGCAGTTTCTTACGTTGGGAACGATTCGCCAGGCACATGGCTTTATAATGTAACTTATTATTATAACAAATAAAACTATGAAGAAATTTTTATTCATTACATTACTATTCATTGAAAGAAGATAAAATATGGGTAACAAAAGACGGAACGTTTATAGAGAAAAATATTCACTAAATAACCCACCTCACAATGAAAACTTGTAACCAATGTCATCGTGAATGTAAATTAAGAACTATAGAAGAAATTGATAGTCTTGTAATTTGCACTTATCCTGAGTGCCCCAATTATGGGGTCTTACAGTTAGCAGCAGAAGATATGCCAAAAGAAAATAACCAATAATAATGACTCAAATACAACCCACAAAACAGGAGATTGAGGAGTTGATCGATAGACTTGGGGATAAAAGTTTGATGTTTGGATGTGATTGTTATAATAATGACAAAATACCAAGACATTCATTATTTATCGGTAATATTCTTAAAATATTATCAATAGAATTGAAAACTAAAAACAATTATGAATTTGAATGTCTTGACAAACTTGTAGAATTGTGGATGTGGTGTGGGTTCACAAAATCTTTACAAGAAATCTATAAAAGCATTGGTAGAGATTTACATGAAGATCATAATAAATACGCTAATGAGCTTTTTTCCTTTCTTTTATCTCTTTTCCCACCACACAAATGAAGACATTACAAGACCATTATTTAGATTTATTGGCAGCATGGGGAGAACTACCGCTAGATGAAGAAGAAGTAAAGAATATTTTGAGTGAAATGATTTTGAACCCCAATAAATCTACAGTTGAATCATTTAATCAAAAAAATGCCTGAATACCAACCAACACCGGAGTCAATCGATCAGTATTATCAAGGAATTATCATAAATTCTGATACTTTAGGCAAGCAAGAACTCGGAAAGGAAAATGTAGGTGATCTCATCGTTTACCACGGAGGGCTGTTAATAATTACCTCTATTACACGAGCCACAGGCCAACGAACTAACGTAACTATGTCTAAGATGTACCCCACATCAATCTCAAATAATAATCTTTTACCCATTAAACCAGGTGAAGCATGAATGATTTAGTTATTAATAATCCTAATTTACAAGATGTTTGCAAGCAATGTGGTAAATTGTTTAGTTCAAAATATGAATGTAGTTGTAAAATAAAAGAAAGAGTAATCCCTAAAAATTATAAAGAGTATTGTAAAAAAAATGGAATCAATTTAAACCATTAATAATGATAAAATTTATAGTTTTAGGTAAACCCATTGGGAAGGGAAGGCCAAAATTTTCAATGCGTGGTAGTTTCCCAATCGTATATACACCAAAAAATACAGTAGATTATGAAACATTGATAAAATTAGAAGCAAAGAAATATAAACCTAAAACTTTACTATTAGGGGCTATTGTTTTAAAACTTAACATATTTTTTCCTATTTTAAAGTCAATGAACAAGCAAATGGCAAAAATGGCACGAGAATTAGTTTTAAGGCCAACAAAGAAGCCAGACGTATCAAATATCCTAAAATGCGTTGAAGATGCCTTAAATCTAATTATATGGCACGATGATAGCCAGATCGTCGAAGAACATATTTATAAATACTATTCCGACAATCCACGAGTTGAAATTGAGATTGATGAACTATCTTAATCGAAGGATACAGTTTTCAAGCTCTTTTGGATTATCGTATTCTTTTAAGCTGAACTTAACATACTTAGGGTTATAAGCGAAATATTGTTTATCGTTTTTATCTTTAACTAATTTAATAAATCCAGCATTTAGTGTGTCAAGAAGTTGGTTTATATTTTGTGGAATGATATTAATCATAAATTATGGTAATTATTCAAGTAATCCCATTACAGCATCATGGTCGTATTTTGTAACTATTTTAACTTGATTACAATTTGTAAGTTTAATTTCCCATTTCTTTAATCGTTGCATTTCTTCATAAGTTACCCTTATCTCTCTTTTTTCTGCTTGAGAAATAATAAAATGGAGTAATCTTAATTGATTTTGTATACCATCTTCGTTATCACCAGTTTCAAAACCATATTCTAAAATATTATCTGTAATTAGATTTAATTCCTTACCTGGTTTTATTTCTCCGTTAAAAGGTAAATATTCAAGATCATCCATAACTAATTAGGATAAGTAAATAAAGTGTACAATATATCTAAAAAAAGATATATACCTAAAAATAAAAATACCCATTGCCCGTATATCCATAAGATTGATAAGATAAATTTTACCCAGAATTTTAAAGTATCCAAATGGATATATTTATAAATTATTTTTGGATGTTGTAGGTGGGAATAAAACCGGATTAATAGAGGTTAAAATAACCGAAGGGATTGAACGCCCAAAGACAGCTATTAAACCTATTAACGCAATGCGCCAATCTTCAATGGTATGTATTTCCCCCGAAGCTACATCTTGAGCAAATTGTGTTAAAAAAGAAGCCATTAAAATTAAACTTATATGAAGAAAATTTTTAAAAAAGCTCCTTATCTCATCATCCCATCCTCTTTTTTCAAAATATAGTTTGAAATTTTTAAACATAACTATTTATTTAACAATATAAGTAAGTAATCGATCTAACATAACCCAGCATTCTTCTCGTGTTACTGCTTTTTGTGGGTCTTTACCGTCTGTTACACCAATTTTTACCATATTCTCTTTAGCACTTTTAGCCCAATCCGAAAGATATTCAGTTGTTGGCATAGTTTGTGATTTAAGAAATATTTCTGGATCAATGTTATATCCATTGTACCCAGCTAAAGATCGTGTCATAAATTCATTCCCTGGTTCCGGAGTCTTTGAAATTATTTCATAATGTAAGTGTGCCGGACTTCCATACTTGCCACTACTGCCTGATAGAGCGATTAGATTATTTTTAATGACCTTAGAGCCCACCTTACACTTAAACTCGCTTAAATGAGCGAATACATGGATATTTCCGCTATTGTCTTGAATGTAAAGAGTGTTACCCATTTCATTTTGAGATAATTGCTTTTTCACAATACCATCAACTGGGCAAGTTAAAGCTGTCCCTGATTTCATCATATAGTCGGTTCCTGTATGCCCTTTTACTGGGTCATAAATTGAAGCCTTTGCCTGGAAACCCCAAGCCCCGATTGTACCTGGAAAATAAGTCATAGTTTATGTTAAAAAGTTAAATAGCCTAAACAGCTAATTGAAACAAAACTTATTATGGCACCAATAAGCCCCCACCACAATTTTTGGTATTTACCGTCTGACATTATAGAATCAAATTTATCTTTAGTAACAAACTTGTCTTCAATACGATCAACTGCTTTATTTAAAGAATCATCGAGACGCTTTAGGGCATCAATGATAGCCTGTATTTGAACATCGTATTTTGAAAATGATTGTTTCAAAAAGGTAATATCTTGAGAATGTTCTGCAAGTGTTTTATTGATTCGTTGTATATTTTCCTTTTCAAAGTCTATACTCATTTTTTTTTGCGTAAATAATTATTTAGCCTACGAGCACCTTTTACAGCATTCTTCATTCCCTGATTTGCTGCCATAAATATATTAGTCTTTGCCTTACTGCCTACTTTCATGCCTTTCTTCATATGAGTTGAACGTTTAACCATTTTTTAGGATTAAGAATAATTTATTTGCCATTTCTGGCGCGATTAGATTTACGAGAAATAACCCGTAAATTTGATTTTGTTGTCTTACCACCAGATCGAAGTGGTTTTTTATGATCTACATCTTTCCCGTCCCCTACTCTTACTTTCCCTGCTTTAATCATCATTCGTCTAGCTTTATTCCGTTCAGCTCGTTTAGCTGTCTCTTGTGGATTATTGAATTTTGATTTATGCTTTAAGTAGTAATTCCCCATATAACCTTTTTTATTTGTAGGCATATATTATTTTTGTAAAGGAGTTAAGCCTAAAAGTTGAGATAAAGAAGTAGCTCTTACTATACGCTTCCCTTGTGTTTGTAAAGGGATTAAACCCTTTAACCCTTTAGATAGACTTGGTGGTGTCAATATATCACCAACCGCCTGCTTTATTAAATAATAATCACTTTGAGCTATTGCTGATAATAATTCTGGTATTTTTGTAAATTGGTTAGGTATAAAACCCTTAAAAAACATCTCCCAAAAATTAATCCCTATTAATGAGAATGCTGTACTGGTTACAGCTGCATATAAAATATATTTTAATAAACTGGTTCTAACAGGCGCACCTTGATTTCTCAAAAATTCTACTGCCTTTCCATTTCTTGCCGCATTAACAAAGTCAGGAACTAGATTTTTGTTACCTAAATTTTTGGCCATTTGCTCTAATAATTCTGCATGTTTTAATGCAAAACTAGAATATTGATAATATAAACTACCAATAGGATTAGAAAAAAGTTTAGGTTTCTGTTCAATATTATATTTAAAATTAACCATATTTGAAAATTCTCGTCCTAATGCTATCCCTTCTTGTTCAGTTAAATTAATTCCTTCTTTTTTTAATAAATTAGTATATGACTTTTTACCTGCATAAGTTGTTGAAACTCGATTAACAAATTCAGAAAGTTTCATGTTCCACATTAATAAATCACCTAAAGACCCCTTATCGACTGACATCTCGCTATCAATAACTTTTTTAACATCCGTTAAAATACCTAATTCTTTCATTTTATCCCATCCCTTTTGAGTAAATATATTCTGGAATACTTTTAAATATCCATAAGATTGATTAATAATTGGTTTAATTATCCCTGGCTGATTAGCGATCGAACCAACAGGTTGTGTAAGATTGACAATCATTGTTCTGAAATTTGATGCAATAAAACTAAAATAATTATATTTTTTAAGTGTATCTACACTTTTTGTTGCTGCCTTATTAACTGAAAATCTTTGTATTTCTAATTCCATTTCATTTAAACCCTTTTTAAAATCAGCTGGTATTGAAATTTTCTTTTTTCCTAAAACACTTAAAAATGAATTTAGAGTAGCATCAACCAACCTATCCAATTCAGCAGGCCTACCCAAAATATTTGAAATCCACCATTTTGTATATTTCTGTGCGTTTGGAGGGAGTAATTTTATAAAAGGAGCTATTTGCTTTAATACAGGATCCAAAGCTAATTTTTTTTCTGTCATGGATATATAAGCATTTAAAGCTTTCCAAATATCTCTTTGAATTGGCATACCACCAGTGCGACGTTGCAAGAAAGGATCGTAAATTTGTTTAGGAGTTATTTGATCTAGGATAGCAAGCAAAGAACTGTCTATCGGTTTTTTTTCTTTTATCGCTAATTTAACATCTTCCTGAATTAAATTAGTTATGTAATTAGTTTTACGATTTATGATAGGTAAGCCTTGCTTTATTAAAGATTCATCAAGCTTATCAGCATAATCATTTAATAGAGATTTAATATCATCAATAACTTGTAATTCTTTTTGTTTAGGAATTAATTGTGCATTTTGCGGATCATTAATTGCATCAAAAATTCTTCGAGATTGTAATTTATTATTTTTTTTGTTGAACCTTTTTTTTGCGCCTACTGTATCTTGCCATTTTCTAACTAATGTTTCTTTATTTGCGATATTATCTCTCATCTTTTCCAATACAGTTACAACAGGATTTGCTATTTCTTGTGTTGCCCCAATTCTTTTAAAAACACGTTCTGGGCTTTGTATTTGACTACCTACACCTATTTCATTATACGTTTTTAATGCTTGCTCTTGAGTAATTAATGCTTTAGTTTTGGGGATTGAATATGGTTTGCCTAATTTCCCTGGTTTTATTTGTTGTAATATTTTAATAAAATCACTTGCTTCTGGTTTAGTAATATCTTGAATAGTATCAATTCCAGTATAAGATTTAGCTAATTTTTTAAGTTGAATTGGCCCCAGTTTTAAATCTGATTTTAAAATATTTATTAATGCTTGCTGTTCATTCGTTACAGTTTGAGTTGTTGCTGTTTTTGATATATTCTCAAATAACCTAATAGGTTTTAAATTTTTAGGTAATACATTAATTTTAGGGTTTAATGCTTTAAATATTCTATTTTCTTTTTGTATTAATTTTTTAGGTTTAGGTAAACTTAGTTGAGGTATAGGTTTAGGTAAACTTAGTTGAGGTATAGGTTTAGGTAAACTTAGTTGAGGTATAGGTAATTCTTGTTGTATTTTAGTCAACCCTTGCTCTTGTTTAATTAATGGTATTTTAATAAAAGCCGCAGTACTTTTAACATTTGTTAAAAATTGCTGTAATTCATTTGGTGAATATCTAATCAATTCACTCTCTAATGAGCCTTTCATATTATTGAATACTTTAGAATCATTTATAATTTGATTACTAAATGATTTTATGTCTTCAATAAGATTACGCTTAACTTTTATAATTGCTTTTTTATCCCCAATCAAATAAGCTTTTCGTTCTGCCCCTGTTAAAGTTTTAAGAAAATCAGTAGCTTCTTGTGTTGAACCAGGAGCCCCCACTTGAGATGCTTTTAATTGTTCAATAGGAATCAATTTCTTTTCAAGTAAGAATTTTTCTAAAACAGAAGGCAATAGTTTTTCAGAAGCATACGATACTAATCTAGGAGAATTCAACACAGCTAATCCAGCCAGCATACTTGCTGGTTCAGAAATATATGGGTTCTTAGAAATAGATTCTTTACCTGTAAAACCAGTTACAAATCTGGTTTTAGCTCGATTAATTAAATCAGTTTTTTGCGGCATTGATATTTGTTCATTCCTAGACAAAATATCTTTTAACAAAATAGGTTGATTTTTTATTAATCCTAAACTAGATAAAATATCTTTATTATATTTGTCAGGTGTGGAAGAAGTTGTAACAGGCAAATTTAAAGCACCTTTTAATGAAGTTATTGCACCAGTACCTATTTGCGTTGGTAAATTTAAAATTGATAATAATCCTTTTCCTACTTGAGATGGGGTTGGAACTTCTGGTAAATATTCATCGTAAGGTATAGCAGGTTTATTTTCAGTAAATAAATTTCTTAATTCACTTAAATTTATAGTGGTATTTGTCTTAGCTTGATTTTGTTGCTGCATATATTGATTAAATGCAGATTTAAAATCTTTTTGAATAGGTTGCGTTACAGTATTAAGATTTTTTAAAAAATCCTGAACCTCATGGTTCTTTGCAACATTCTTACCTATTAATGATAATATGTTTAAAATTGTAGACATTAATTTCCAAATATATAATTATAAACAGAGTCTAAAGTGGGCAATAGTTGAATTCCCCTTTGCCCACCATAATAATCATTCATTTTTTGATTACGTACATCTGTAGTATCTGAACCAATTACTCCTGCTAGAATCTCGTCTTTAGATAAACTAGAAATATTTTGTTCTGTAGGGATATTAAGATTAAAAGCATTATAATTTTTACTAGATTCACCTACATTCAATAATTCACCTAAATAATCCAATCCTTGCCCTGTATATTCTGGTATTTTAGGTGCTAATTCTTGTCTAGCCTGCTGATATAAATATTTTAATTGGCTAATCAAGTTAGGATTACGTGTAGCTGAATTTTTATAAGAGTCCTCAATTTGTTGGAATGCTTGCATATCTGTTATTTTACCAGAAGAAGCTTGTTCAGCTAATAACTTTAAAAAGCCAGCATCATCTTGTGTAACATCATCTTGTGTAACATTTGCACTTACTGCGCCTCCTCCACTCTTTAAATCAAATCCTAACCCTTCAAGATTACGAGATAAATCTCCCGTTTGAGGATTTATTGAATATCCAAGTGAAGAATAATAATCTTGTAAGGCTTGTTGCTGTGCAGATTGAGATTGCTGAATTGATGCTAAACGTTGTGCAGCCATGTCAGCCTGCCTTTGCGCTTCAGTCCTTTGTTCATCGTAAATCCCCAATCCAGTACCTAGAAGATCATTAGCAGTCTGTCCTCGTTGGTTAATGGCATAATCAAGATTTTCTAGCTGCCCCATCAATCCTCCCTCACGGAGTGCAATAATACGGTTTTGTTCAGCAGGAGATAAATTAGTTAACCCTGATTCTTGAGCATACATCGTATCAGGAGCTGCAAATAATTGAGCACGTAAGTTTTTACGTTCTTCCATAAGTTTAGTCCCACCAGCCTGCCCCATCGCTGTTTGAATCGCTTCTTTTAATTTCTGCCCAAATGTCGTTGGGCTAGAATATTTACCTACATCACTACTAGCTTGATTATAAACCGCAGTCTGATATTGCGTCTCTTGTGGTAATGTTCGTTTAGTTTCTGAGATATTCCCTAAATTTCTTAATTGTAGTTGTCTAGCATATTCATCTTGAGTAAGCAATCCCTGTTTATATTGTTGATATAATGATAATTCACGTGTATTTGTAGCCATTAATTGTTTTTTTAAGAATATAATTGAGAATAATAATCAAGCATTTTTGCTCTTTCTGATTCCTTTTGAGATAAAATGTCAGCATATTTTTGATTTTCAAGCGCTGTTTGCCCCCTACCATAAAGACTAGATAACCGATCTTGAGTTGTTGAAATATCTTGTTGCCCCCTTGTATAAGTTGTTGGTAAATATCCCTGTAAATTATCATAAGGGCTTGTATAAGATATTCCCGTAGGTAGGTTGGATAATCCATATTGTTGTTCAAATCCTTGAAGTGATTGTTGTCTAGCTCTTTCAATTTCTTCTTGGCTACGTTTGGCTGATTGTTCAATATTAGCTTGATTTTCTGATGTTTGTGTTGCAAGTTTTGATTCAGTCTTACCACGAGTCCCGCCACGACTGAGTCCGACATTAGCAAGATAATTTTGAGAATCTGTAACTGCTTGTTCATAATTACGGGCTTCAAGTGTCGCTGCTTTTGTTTTATTTTCTTCAACTCGTGTTTTTTCAGTTTGTAATTGCAAAATTTGATCTTCAATACCTTGTTGTCCAACCTTTAATTGATTAACAAAATCCTCTTTTTGTCTTGTTGAAGAAGTTTCAAGCCCAGCTTTTTCATAATTAAAATCTTCTAAAGCTTGCCGTTCGAGTTCTTTATAATAAGGACCGAATCGTTCTTCCGCTTTGGTTGCAATATTAGCTAATTGTTCATCTGTAAGCTCACTAGGTGGCTGATCTACTCCATATTCTTGCTCAATTAATGGGATAACTATCTCCATCATTGCATCAAAAACCGGATCACCAGTTGGTGTATATCCTGATGGTGTTTCATTTGTAGTATTTGATGAATTATTTTCTGTAATAAGTTGTTTAATCCCATTACCTGTTCCATTTTCGCTAACATTATTTGTTTGTTTAATCCCATCTCCTGTCCCTCCTTCTTGAATAGGGACTATCTCATAAACACTTCCTATTAATGGGCTACCTTTAGAAACCATTCGTTGCTCACCAGTTTGCTTATTTTTAACTAAAACTTTTGTTGAATCACTTGCAGTAAATTTTAATTTAGTTTTAATTGCTTCACTTGATGTTTTTACCTTAGCCATTGGCTCTGTGGATATGGTATCTAAACTTTTTAATCTATCTTGTTCATTTTGTGTTGATTTCCAAGATTGATAAGCTGAATCAATATTTTTAAAAGTATTCAAATCTTCACTTGAAATTTTAGGCTGTCCTGTTCCATTACTTGTCATTGATGGGAAAAGTTCTTGTTCCGTTTTTATTTCATCTGCTGAAAGTTCAGGTACTTCTATATTTAAACCGAACTCATTTATTAGACGATTTCTAAGTTCATTATAAGTTTTAACCCGATCACTACTAACAATACTACCAAAATTAGCAAGTGCCGTTCTAGCTTTTAAAAATGATTTATTTAATTCTTCTTCATTTAGTTTTGTTTTATCTCCTCTTGAGAGAGCACCCACAATATCACTAATATTGTCTAAAAGTTCTCGGTCAACAACTTGTCTAACATCCATAGTTATACCTTTACTTTTTAGGTACTGAGAAGCTGATTGTTGGTAATTTGTTGACATAATTATTGATTTTTAGATTCAGTATAAAAATTGTCATTATTTTTTAATTTTTCAATATATTCATCTCCTTCAAAATATTCAATTATTTTTTCTTCACCTACCTCATCTTTATAATAACCGATAGATGGGGAAATATCATCAAAAACTTCTTTATTTGTATAGTATAAATCAGCACTTATTATAGCCCCAGTTTCTGATTCAATATAGAGATATTGTTTTAATCCATTAATTTGAATGATTTTTAACCCAAACTGAGCGCCTTCATGGAAATTTAATGAATTTTTTTTTAGTTTTATTCTTAAAGGATATTGTGACATTTATTTAAAGTTATTATTAAAATAATTGATTTAAGGCTGCAATAATCTTGTCTCCTCCTGCGCCACCTCCTCCTCCGCCACCTCCATTACCAGCGCCGGCTCCAGCCGCGCCTGCTGTGCCTCCAGTACCTTGCCCATTTGCACCAGCGCTGCCAGCTGCGGGGGCACCACCAATACCACCACCACCACCATACCCGCCAGATTGACGATTATTACCAGCTGCACCTCCTGCCCCACCACCAGGGCCTATAACCGTATTCCCATTACCACCTGCTGCGCCATTACCACCATTCATTGTATATGTCCCAGTATTTGCGGTTAATTTATTATATGCAACAAAAATAGTTCCAGATGCACCACCGCCGCCGCCACCACCTCCTGCACGGTTAGCGGCTTGATATGCTTGCCCACTGGTTCCATTAACACCACTTACATTAATAGTGCCTGTAAAATTGTAATACCCACCACATAAAATAGCTAACCCTCCGCCACCACGTCCACCTGCACCACCGTCTCCATCGTTCGCATCTGTAGAACCACCACCACCTGCACCACCACCAGAACCGCATCCAATTTTTATAATTCCTGCTGATAACCCAAAAATGTTTTCTACAGTTGCAGAAGTTGTATTTGTTGCCGTCGACGCCTGTCCACCATTACCTTGAGAAAATTGAGCCAATATTGTATTCCCCCGTGCACCATCTGTACCGTCACCTAATGGGGATACTCCACCAGTTCCTCCAGCCCCACCCATACCACTTGCATTAATAGTCCCTGCAACAGTGATATTTCCTTGAGATTTCAAAACAATCAAAGTCCCATTCGTCCCAGGATTTGAAAAGGCTAATGTTGCACCGCTTGAAACATTAATTGAGGTGTAGTTTTTAACTACGACATCAACACTTCCTAAGTCGATGGTTGTTGTCCCAGATGTTACATTCAATGCTCCGTCGGAGCCATCACCTACATTTAAAAGAGAACCCATTACTTGTATTGAGTTTGAATCACCCTTTATCCCTGATCCCGCACTATTTAAAAAATAAAAATTTCCATTATCAGCATCTAATCCTATGGAACCCTGGCCAGAACTATTAAATCCATATAAACCAGCTGAATTTAAAAGCATTCCACCAGTATCATATAAAGTAGAACTTGTTTGAATTTCTCCTTGTGTAGCTGAGAAAATACGGAAATCATTAACTCTAAATCCAGTTTGATCTGTATATGAAGAAGTATAATTAACCCTTATGTAAAAAAAAGTGATATCAGCGGCATTTGGAGTGCCCGTTATAGATGCTGTTGCCCAGTCAAATTCGATCAAATTCCATCCATTTTCAAATGAGCTACCATCTTTTTGCGTAGTTACAGTTTTATTCCAAGAATTACCCCCATCCGTCCCCCAAAACAAACGTACCGAAGTAAAATTTGTTACACTGGGAATATAAATCCATAATCTCATTTTACCAGTATCTTCATAAGCAGATAAATCTATCGCTGGAGAAGGATTGAAATCAATCCTTGAATAATCATTAATAGATGCTGACACATCAACATCGAATGAAACAGAGCTACCATGATACTTAAATACAGAAGTATCAGTTATTAAATTCACCGTGTCCCCAGTACCAACCATCCAAGACCCATAAATTGAACTATCATAAGCTTCGCAAGCATGGATTATTTTACTTCGTGTATTAGCAGCAGTTAATAATCCAGAACTCATTGTCCATCCTCCAACTGTACCTGTATCAAATAAGCAAGTCTTACCTGATATACTCATTGTTAAGATTTCTGTGCCGGTGATAGTATTTGCAGCAATCTCATTAGCCGTGATTGTGTCTGCGGCGATATTATCAGCTGTGATAAAGGTTCCTATACCTCCTGATCCACCGAATGCTTGGAATGTAGCATCCTTTGTAACTTCTGTATTATTTTGAGCTACTGCAACCAAGATTTTACCTGAACCTACAGCATTTGTAGCCGTGGTTGTTGTTTGTAAAACTGTAGTTGACGTTGCAATAGCTAAATAAATATAAGTCAATGCAGCCATATTCCCAGTATTCCCGCCTGAAATTGTGTAAACAGTTCCATCAAGTAAGGTTATCGCACCAGCCGTCCATGCAACCGTGTCACTATCAGTAGCTGAGAATATTAATGTTGACTGCCAGCCTTGTATCCCTATTTCAGAGCCAGATTGTAATCCTGATAAGGTTACATTTGTTGATAAAGTAACATTTTTAAATTTTGCTTCTCCGGTATTTAATATATAAGCGTTGGCGTTCTCATGGTTTGCTGTCCAATTAGTTTGAGTACATCCCCACCAAGTATCCCCATCAGATTCTGCATGAAAAGAATTAGCAGTAGTGTTGATATCGGGGATGTGAATATTACTAGCGGTTAAAGTACCCGAAATAGCAGCATTCGTGATAGTTAAAAAATCCGCAGTAGTATAATTCCAATCCATGTGACTCGACGAATCACCCAAAACAAATTGTTCATCTTTGCCATTAAAGCCAAGAATCCCTCCTGCTATTGTGTCAGTAAAATCAGTTTTACCGAACTTTATTGCTTGATTAAAAACCAGAGTATCAATTGTTGTTTGTGATAATGATATGCTCCCAGTTGGGATACCACTTGCCGCAGCCCCAGCATAAAACCCACTTACAGATGATAACTCGGAATCAAGGCTTGAGTAAGCAGAGCTTTCAGATAAATCTCTTTTCTCAATATTGTAATCAAACCCTAATTCTAAATAATCACTCATTTTTTACTTTCTTGTTTAAGTTCTACAACAAAACCCAAGAATGAGCATGGTGGATTCGTTGAACTTTCTGAAATTTCTACCTGGAAATCATATCCAGGAGTCGCATTCATATCAAAAGAACTAACTTCCTTATAAACTTTCCTCCCTTTTTCAATCCTATTTTGATTATCTAACTTAACATTAACTAGCATCCCCTGTGGTTCATCACATAAAACATGAATTTTACTAATACCTTTTTGCTGTTCAGGTAATTGTAAATCATATCTACGAGTTTTTAAATAACCATTGATTGCAAAAGTATCATCTGAATAAACTGCATCTCTTGTGCGTGCACGTTGCATAATTTCTCCATCTGCACATCCTGCATAAATCCTACGCAAATTTGAACTACGCATAGAAGTATAACAGGTAAAATTATCATAAAATGAATTAATCCAGAATTCTCCTGTTGAAAATTTGTAAACCACTTCACAATTTGTAAACGTTTCCCCATCGATTGTTAAATCCCCAACATAAAGATAATAATGATCTGAATCATGTGCCGAAAATGATCCAGATGCTTGAGCATAAGTTAACCCATCAAATATATCCTGTATACGTCCAGAAATAGGCTTTGAAATACCGCCAGCATAAACACGCAAACTATAACCCTCATCCGTCTGACCAAGAAAATAAGTTATTGCACCGACTGTCTGAATTGATCGATGAGATGCACATCCAACAGCGTCAATTTGCCACAATGCGGAATTATTCCATGCGTGCATGGATGTTTCTTTAAACAAAATCAAATTATTACCGTTTACAGTCCCACCCATTAATTCTTCTCCATCATCTTCATCAACAGCCTCATAATCTCCAGTACCTTCGGTGACATTCCAAGTGATAGCCAATGGCGCCCCGGTTGGTAAAGAAGAATAATAGAATCTTGAGGGGAAATTAGTTGCCGCAGTATTGCAATTTAATAAATAAAGCCTGTCTTTATAGACTATGCAATATTTGGCTTTAGGTGCGTTTGTGACATTAGTTGTAGTCGAATAGGTAGTACCAGTCAAAGACCCAGTTGTCATCGTTCTACCGCCAACTATAAAAGCATAATCAATGAACGTAGCAAATTCTGACTTAACGCTGGCTGGTAATGTTGTTGCACCAGTAATATCTGTCCAAGTCCCCGCATTATTATATTTTAATACTGACTGAGTTGCAGCAGAATTATTTATTGTTGCTAAATGATAATCCGTACCAGCTTTTACGTAATATCCATGCTGGCCAAGAACAGATTTATTAGCTTGTAGTGTGTCTCCAACTTGAGAATACCCTAAACGTTTTGTTCTAGCACCAATTTTATCACCATGGAAGTTTACAATTATATCACATTCATTGTCACGTTTAAGCAGACGAGATGTTCTTCGTTGCATACCACCACTAAACTCGATAAAGGGTATTCTAGTCATCGTAATAAGAAGTAATATTAGTATTTGAATCTGATGGTCTGAAATTTCTTTGTTGTGAAGGAGTTTCTTTAGCTAACCCTTCTTTGAGAATTTGTCTAAACCTAGCTTCATAATTATCAGCCATTTTATTTGGATCACCTTTTTTAATCTCTATCTTCCACATTAAATAATAATGTGCTGAATTGTAAAACGGAACAGATGTAGTTGAGGCATCTTCAGTCAAATCAGTAATCGTGGAATAATAATCCATATAAATACTCATCCCTGCATAGCTACTGTTTGGTAGTGGCCAAACATGTAATTTCCCACCACGAATTGTATAATAAATAGGGAGTCCAGTATCAGCGCCTTGCCATACCTCGTCATCTGTAGTATGTGTTGCAGTTATCCCAGTTACTCCTGATAAGACGTTAGCACTCTTAGAAGTATATTCAATTTCATCTCCTTGAATATTTATTGATCCACTATCCGTTAAATCGTTATCATTATCAACCGTAATTGTTGTAGCAGCCAAGGCCACATCTGATGCTAAGAAAGTCTTTCCTGAATCACCTACTTTAACCAAGAAGTCATCAGGTGATAAATATTTTAATGTTGTCTGTGTACCAATTCTCAATAGATCAATCGACTCATTTGAATCGTTGTTTTGGATATCCGTTGGTAGTGTATATTCTTGTTGATCTTGGACTAAGGTAATTGACGAAGCTTCATTATTAGTTTTAAGCCAACTCCATTTACGTTTCTGTAAAGATACTTCATCCTGCCAATCATTTAAGCATTCCATTAAATAATCTCTTGTCAACCCTTCGAAGCTTTCAAGTTTAGTATTTGTCTCTTTTAAGGCATAATCCATCATTTTACGCGCTGTATTCCTCCCTAGTCCTGTAGCGGCAACTGCGGTAGAATATTGAGAATAAGTTGTTGTTTGAGCATTATAATATCTTGCGTAATAGTAAGCATAGGTCGTACTTGCCACAATATCATTAAATCCACGGGAAACATCCAAATCTACCGCTGAACCAATCGCAGTTGGTGATGTTGATGTTGATGTTGCATGCCCATATAAAGCAACCTGGTTATATCTTATTAGTGATACTGGTTCTTTTTTAGAATGAGCAAAAACTAACGCTCCAACAGTTATTGAGGTTCCTCTAGTTACCGCAGCGCCTATTTTAACGATTTCTGTTTTTTCATCACCAGGATACCCGATTGGGAGATAATCATTGTTAGCCAATCCTGTATTATCTAAAACTGTTAAGGTTACACCAGCTGCGGCAACATCAGCTGTTAAATAAGTTCTATCAGATTCCTCAATAAAAGGTAAATCAACCCTAACGATGTTATGTTTTACCTGTAGTATTTGTGGCTTTTCAGTTGCCATATTTTATGAAATTATAAATTTAAACTGTTACTCTACCAACTGCATTAGTTCTCCCGACTGCAGCCGTTTTTAATTTACTAAATGTTACTCCTGACCATTGTGGAGTATTATTAAAAGTTGCATTCATTCCATTCCCCGAAGTATCTGCAACTGTAGTCCCTGTCCCTTCACTAAATAATAATTCTTGTTGTAAACCAGTACGGCTAAAAGAATTGTCTCGATAATAAGAAAGCCATTCAGCCGCGGAAAATGCAACTCCTGTAAATATACGATATTCCGTTGTGAACCCATCTAACTTATTTGATAAAATTCGATTATTTAAAATAATCAAATTACCGTCATTTGAAGAAGGTGCTACAGGTGCGTTAATATCTTGAGTGATTGCTCCATTTTCTCCATAATAAACACTTACATTTGGAATATTAAAATTAGATGAGATACCAATGAAATACCACTTATTTTGCGTAAATTTCTTTGTTCCTGCAATCGCTGTACCGTCTAATACTGTAGTGATAACACCTGGAACTGTTGGCCAATATAAATAAGCTCTACCAGTGCCGCTGCCTGATAATTGAGCCAATAAAGTCGGCAAATTAACACTAGCCCTCAATAAAACCCATATACCGATTGAAAAAATAGTATTGCTAGGGTTTATTGCATAATTAGTCTTTAAATATGATGTATTAACAGTTGTAAATAAAGAATAAGACTGGTTTCTTGTAATAATGCGATTTGATGCTGTAGTTCTAGGCATATTTTGAAATTATAAAGGAAAATTGTTTTGTTCCCATTCATTAGCCATATTCTGCAATACAGAATTTTCTATGGTTTTATCTTCTTCTGTATTTTGTTGAAAATGTTCCAATTCATAATATTGATCGATGCTATGGCCTCCGTTCCGATCAGTTTCTAGTTTAACCCATAGTTTCTTTTTGTTCTTACTAACTCCACTTACCTGAAAAGTTTCTTGATTATTATGTTCTCCATTGAGAATTGTGAATGTTGCTGTCATAAATTATAAAAATTAAAAAATAAAATTAAGCAGCGACAACATTGCCGTCGCTAGATTTAGGAATCCATTCAACATAAATAGTCAATGTTCCTTGGGTGATGTCATCCGCGCTACGAGTCAAAACAATATCATTCCCATTCCCAAGAATATATTTTGTTGTTGGTTTTGCTTTATAAGTAACATCCGGATTGTTGTCAATCCAGACCGTATTAGCTCCAAAATCAGAATTGTCGATAGTTGTTTGAGCTATTAAAAGCGCAGTACTACCAGAGACTCCAACTTCTAAGGTTGTAGTGCCTGATGTAGATTGAATTGCTGTTGCCCCAACTACTGCATAAACCAATACTTCAACAACTCCTGTGACGGTAAACGCCGTTGCAGTATCAAACCCTGTTAAATCTGCATAGGCTTTAGATGTTAGCCTTGTATCTGTAGGTTTTATAATTAATCCTGTTTGTCCGTGCATATATTAAATTTTTAAGAATTAAGCTTTAAATTCAGAAGTCGAAAACATGATACTACCTGCGATTGTTAGAGTTACATTCGTTGTTGAACATACTAAAACAATGCCAGTTGAAGCCGCCACGGGAATGTCCCCGTCAGTTCTTATATTGAATGTAGAAGGAGTTCCAGTTGTGTGAACTACTGGAACAGGAGCAATCAAATGAGTCACTGCACCATTTCCAGGGACACTTGCCGCATTTAAAGTTAAAATAAAATAAGTTCCGGAAGCAGCCGTAGAATCAATAAACCCATAAGCTTTATAAAAATTAGCAGCCGCAGCACTAGAAATAGTACTTGCCTCTAAAGCCGCAGAAGTATCATTACTCAAGGCATTCGTTGTAGCAGCAGAAGGTCTTGGAATTGATGCAACCTCATCATTAACACCGTCAAGTTTAGTCCCTAAGTTAGTTATTAATCTACCATTTACATCGATTTCAAAAGGTGCAACGTCTCCATCAGTTACGGTTTGCGGAGATGATTGATAAAGACCACCAACTAAAACATGTTTAGATGTTGAATCTGTCCAATCTGCATCGTCAATATAAACAACATCATCGATATATTCTAATGTATCTTTAATAGCAAGGCTATATTCATCCCTAACATGCAAACGGCCAGTATCGTTAGTAATTAATGGTTGATAATCTCCGTCAGTTGTCCCAAGTGCAGCGGCCGTGTCTTGACGTACTGTAAGTCCCATAACCCCAACATCTCCACTACCATGCACAGCATCTTCTGCCTTCCCTAAAGAATCCGAAGCTGTCCCAGGGATAATATTGGTTACATCAACATATAAAGCACCTACGGAATTAACTTGCAATGGGGTTATTTCATTCGTGGTATTCGCTAAAGAATCCAATGTATCATTTCTAACTGCTCCAATAATTAAACCTTTAGTTGTAGCTTCTAAATAAGTTGTTGTCCCAAGTGTCGCTACTGCGTCATCTATAAGTTCAACAGATGTTTTAATTGAAGACGAATTTTGATCTAGTACATGTAACCGACCATTCGTATCGGTAATTAACGGCTGATAGTCTCCATCAGTTGTCCCAAGTGCGACTGCCGTATTTTGACGCACCGTAAGACTCATAACTCCAACATCTCCACTACTATGTACGGCATCTTCTGCTTTTCCCAAATCTGTAGCACCAGTACCAGTTGAAATTTCAACATCTATTTTCTGACCTGCTTTAATATGTTTTCCTAGATCAGTCAAAACAAAATAACTCAAATCAACATTATCTGCATCTGAATTTGAGATATAAACAGATTGTGGTGTAATCCCAACATGATGACCAGCAGATACAGAATGAGAAGCGACGCAAGTATCAGCAATAAAAAATTTAACATTCATAGGAGTCCATTCGATCCTATATTCAGTTGCTGCATTTTCCCATCCTGATACCCAAGTCACAGTGGTTGTCGTTGCTGTCCCGTTATCATCATAGGAAACACAAGTGAAAACAGTCGCAGCAATTTCAAAGTATGAAGACCCGCGAGTAGTAAATCCACTTGAAACAAATCCCCATTTTTTAGCTTCAGTCCCGCTTGGAGTGGTTGGGATATTCAAAACCATGGTGAGTTTTCCAAATTGAAAATCATCCCATGTTTGGACACCAGCCGAAGTCAATCTTAATTTAGATGAGCTAATCGCTGGTGTACCAGATAATGCGCTTAACATCGTTGTCTCATACCCAACCTTAGAAGGGTCATAAACAAAGATGTTGTCCTCTGATTCCGTTCGAACGTTCGTTGCCATACAGAGTTATTTTATGATATAAAAATCTATTTTGATAAGGCCTGTAATGCCTTAATAATTTCTTCTTTTTTAGTTTCCTTAGTAACATCCATCCCTTTACTTTTTGCATAAGCTTTAAGTTGCATGAAATTAGTCGGTAATTCTTCTCCGGTTTCTAAATCAGATTGTTCTTGTTTCAGAACTTCTGTTTCAGGTTCTGGTACAGATACAGACTTAACTTTGCTGCTTTCAGCCGATTTTACTTCAAGAAGAAACCCAAAAGTTTGTAATAAAGCTTTACCCATTTCTTCGTTTACTTCTACGACCTCACCACACCCGACATTCATTAAATTAGTTCTATAATTAAAACCTTTAATCGATGCAGTTCCCGTAGGATTCTTGATGAACATAATGATTTTTTAAAAAATAAACTTCATTCTCCCCATGAAAAATCAGGGGGAGTGGAAACCTATTTTTTAGATTTCACAACCGCAGTTTCAACTGGGATTGCTTTCTTTTCTTCTCCATCTAGGAGAAGTTCACCCAACTGTTTAAACTCACCTCTTAACTGTAATTGTCTGTCTCGGATAGCTGAACGTTGCTGTTGAGCTAATTTGATCTGCTCAGAGAGAGTTTTATCTTTCTCTGTTAGCGTCTCAAATTCTTTCTCAACTGCACTTTTGCGTGCTTCGAGTTTAGACTTTAAGTCGTCGGTCATAGGATAAAAGGGTTAAAAAATAAAAAGTTAATTAAATCTGATTAAACAGCATCCGGAACTATAGCCGTGATAACTGCACCTAATTCATCGACAGCTTCAAGTATCCATGTAGCTGTAGCCACACAAGTAAATGTACAAAGAGTCGTTGCAGGGATTGCAGCTTCATTAGCACCATCACAATCGACACCATTGATTGTGTTATTACTTGCAGCTGGCGTCCTAACCTCACACCCTGTCGCCCCAATATATAATCTGATTACATGCCCAACAACAGCTGTAGGTAACGTTACGATATCATTTGCGGAACCACCTGATGTAACAATAACCATTGAAGTCCCAGATGGAATCAAACCTGTTGTCAATCCATCATTAGTAGATGTTGCAGCGTATGTCCCAACCTGTAATCCTTCATCAACAACAACCATACCATCATCCACCTTAAGAGCTTCTACATTTGCTCCAGTAGCAGAAATATGAACAGCATAAGCTCCAGCTGTTCCAGCTCCAGTCCTTTGTATAACTGAAAGCAAATTTGAAGTAGAAGAAGGAGAACCAGTAGAATCAAGTCTAATTAAATCAGCTCCAGCAGCTAAATTACCACTATGTGTAACGTTAAGGGCTGAACCTTCATCGGAAGTACCAGTAGCAGCAGAATCAACAGAAATGGCCATACCAGCAACGTTTGTACCCATATTGATATCAAACGCATTACCTGTATGAGCGTCAGTAGCATAGGTTACATCCATGAAATTACCAGAACCTGCGGCATCGATGTTTACATCGAATACCATTGCAGCGCCAGCATCCGTGATTTCAAGCTTAATAACGTCATCCGTTCTTGTACCTGCGGCATCGATTGTTAATGCAGACCCAGCCACATTATCAGCCATAGTAATAGCAATAGCATCGTTAGTAGCCGCCGCAGAATAAGTAATGTCAAGCACATGAGCAGTCGTAGCAATACCAGATACATTGATGTCAATTACACCAGCAGAACTCGTTCCTGCATCATTTACCAAGATTGCAGCAGCGGCATTTGCCCCACTACCACGTGTGATAACTATTGGAGAAACATTAACAGCTGTATTCCCTTGACTAATATCCAAAACTGCATATGTACCGGTTCCGGTTGTATTAATGTCGAAAATCGACCTAGCGCCAGCACCTGTTGAGGCATCGTCAATTTGGATACAGTCATCTGTTCGAGCGCCAGCCAATGTGATTGCCAACGAAGGAGCCGCAACCGCTACTGTCATATCAAGACTAATAGTAGCCGCCGTAGCAGTACCACCAGCACCATAAGTAACATCAAGAATTGAACCAGTAAAAACACTGGTTACATCAATATCCCAATAATCCGAAGTGCCTCCTGCCCCTGTATTTGTGATGTTAATATCCCAGAATGGAGCAGTACCATCACCATCAAAAGTGACTTGACACATATCTTCGGTACGAGTACCAGCACCATAATCCAAAGTTAGAAAAGGTCTAGCAACTGCAGCATCCATATCAACATTCATTACAGCACCAGTTGCCGTAGCTCCAGTCATATTGATATCAAATACAGAACCTGAACCTGTATTTGAATCGTCAATTTGGAAAACATCGACATTACCAGCACCATCATGAGTGATTGCGAATAGATTTGCAGTCCTTATACCAGCACCAGCGTCAATATTCATAACTTCTGCACCCAACGCAGCATCCATATCAATATTAAATACGCCAGCACCTGAACCATTACCATTCATATCAATATCAAAAATGGCTCCAGTGCCTGTGTTTGTAGCAACAACATAAAATACATCCGTATTGCCATCACCATCATGTTTTACTTCGATCAAATCAGCAGTACGAGTACCAGCTCCGTTGTCAATGTAGATCGCCTTGGCTCCTACTGCGGCATTCATATCAATATTGACAACTTCACCTGTAAGGGTGCCATCCATATTAATATCAACCACAGAACCAGACCCTGTGTTTGTAGAGACAACTGATAAGACATCGGTATTCCCGTCACCATCGAATTTTATATCAATTAAATCTGCTGTACGAGTACCAGCTCCACAATCTAAATAGATTGCCTTAGCTCCGACAGCGGCATTCATGTCGATATTAATAACTTCACCCATTAGAGTACCATTCATGTCAATATCAAGGACTGAACCACTACCAGTGTTTGTAGAGGCTACATACATAGCATCTGCATTCCCATCACCATCGAATTTTATATCAAAAATGTCAGCAGTACGTGTCCCCCCACCACCATCAAGGTAAATAGCCTTAGAACCAACACCAGCATTCAAATCAATATCAATAACATTGCCAGTGAAGGTAGTGTTTACAACGGCATCAATAATATTTCCAGTACCTGCACCACTTTTAACAAAAGCTAACGTATTTAACGCACCCGTTGTGGCATCCGTGAGAGTAATCGGCCCTTCATCAATCGTAATTGATTGGCCGTTACTATAAACCCCATCGAGATCACCAACTCCACTACCACCACCACTTGAAGTTGGAATGGTAAATACTCCAGTCTCACCATACGCACGGAACCCAGTTCCGTTTACGTATGTTACTTCTCCTTCTGCTGTAGGGTCAGTCGAAGCAGAAGTAAGTTGTAATTTTGGGGTATTTACATTTGAAAGAAAATGTGTATTTCCCATAAAATAAATAAAAGTTAAATGTTTCAAGAGAGACTCCCGCTATATAACCTGTTAAGGCTTTCCTATTGCGATGAAACAACGCAACGTCAACACGGGAGTCTATAAATCTTTAGCTAGAATAAGCAGCGGCATCACCTTTTGACCCCCAAACACCCCTCCAATCACTCCATCCATAGGAAAATCTTGTATATCCGTAGATAGAAAGAGTCTGGGTGTCTTTTACCGTCTCAGCTTCAGTTTCAAATGGAACACGCATAAAGAAATTCAAATCATGTTCACCCTTTAAAATAACAAACCAATAAAGATCTGTACCTGCACCTATTGTTGAATTTGTTGATTTAGCAGACATCCAAGGATTTACCATGACATCAATCTGTTCATTCTCGAAATAGTAGTTCATATCGTTATCAGCAGTCTGTGAACGATACTTACTACCAACAATTTCAAGTGCAGTTTTCTTATAATATGGAGAAACCATCAAAATAGGTTTAGCATCCATAAAATCAATCAATTCACCTTTATCGTCTGTTACTTCACGAACTGCAAGCAATGCAGTATTCAAATTAGGCTCACTCAATACAACACCTGTTGAACTAGCATTTGATTGAGTTGAGCTGCCAAAAGTACTTGTGTGTAGCGTTGAAGCAAGGGGTAAATTATCCCCATAGCTTGTTTTGGCTGTATTAAAAGCATTCCGGAACATATCCCCCATGGCATAGTAATCGTAAGTACGTGATGCAGCCTTACCCAAAGCAGCAGAACGCTTACTTAAAACATTATATTGATCGTCATCGAAGGCCTCACGAGATACATCAACTCTCTTACGGAAGATTTTATGATTGTATCGAGTTTTGTATCCTTGAAGCATATCTTCCGAAGAAACACTTCCGGATTCTGTAGTCTCTTCAAGTTTACCAAGGCCAACGACAGCAACATCATCTTCATAAGCACGAGAAGATTTATTTACCTTAAATAAACTAGGATAGCGTGGCGTGTATCGGTTGAATTCATCAACCATAACTTTTCTTAGCCCAGGGGCAATGAGATTACCCCAATTAGCTGTAGTAGACATAAAAATTAAAAATTAAAATATATTAAAACACTTAAGCAATACCTACAAACTCAACAGGAGTACAATAAACATTATTCCCACCTAGAACTGGGTCTTGCCCAAGCCCCATAAACTGCCCAACCGTTGTCAAACTTGTGCTTTCATCTAATTGGTCAGACGAAGCAGGCACATCCATATAGTAACCTGAAAGACCTGAGCCAGTTGTTGTATTAATGGTCGCGTCAAGAGGTGAACTCAAAACCATACCAGGTTGGAACAAACGAACACGAGCCATAACCTTTTTATCTGTCTGATTATCTGATGTCGCAATATATGTACCAACTCCAGTACTACCAGTTGTGTAAGTACCATCATATTCAGACGAAAGGGCAGCCTCTAATGGAGTCCCTTTTAAAGTAACAAAACCTTCAACTAAACCAAGTGAACGATAAGTAGCACCAACCAATGCAGAAAAACCAGAATCATACTTAACAACATCGCCAACAGTAAGTGTCTGGCTATTCTTGATAATAACATCTCTATGTGCATTTTTTGGGGCAGCACCTTCGTATTTAACGAATTTCATTCCTGCCATAAAATTAAAATTAAAAAATAAAACTAATTTGAGTACTTCTCATATTCCTCAGGAGTCATATTAAATTTCTGTGCGATTTTTAATTGATCTTGAGAAAGTTTTGGACTTGCTTTTTGTGATGTAGTACCACCACCACTACCCAATGAAGCTTCTTCAACTTTTTTATTATTGATTAATACTTCATTAACGGCTTCTTGTTTTAAATATTCATTCGATCTTGGGAATGCCCATTCATAGGATTTCTCTAATATTTCATCAAATGACGTTGTTTTAGGGTTGAACTTATTAAAATGTTTTGCCATTTGGTTCCAACGTATGTTGTCAGGATCAGATTGAGAAACCATGTCTGGATGTCTCTCATAAAACCGATTTAACTTTTCAGTTTTCTTCTCTTCATAAATCGGTCTTAAATATTTCTCCAGATCATCTTTGTGTAGATACCCCATTTTTGAAAGAGCCTCCCTTGCCTGTTGTTCCTCAGGCGTTAATTCAGTAGTCGATTGAGATTCCGTCGGTTCGATAGTTGTTGAACGTTTCAAAGTATTCATTTCCTCAATTTGCTTCTTGAGTAGATTCTTTTCTTCGTTAACCTTATCGAATCGGTCTCTAGGAATAAATTTTTCCTTTTCTTCTACCTTAGGAGTTTCCTCAACTCCATTTACCTCGGTCTCGGCTTGAGTATCTTCACTAACAGCTGATTCCGATGTAACTGTTTGTTGTTCTTCTGTTGACGAATCAGATGGCTGAGTAACATTCTCAGCAACATTACCGTCATTTGTAGCTTGTTTAACCATAGTGTGTTGTTCCTAATCCCACCCGTTTTTACCGAGGTTTCGTGCCTCGCAAAGGATTTTGGATATTAATAAAATAAAAAAGACCCCAATTAAGGGGTCTCATAAGACTCAAAACAGATGAGACAAGGGTAATGTTTAACATCTGCTTAGAGTCTAATAAGACTCCTTAAAAGCGTTACCCTTGTCTAAACTGTTTTTTCAAAGATCATTACTCACCACTTACTAAACTTTCAACTTTTCTGAATAACTCTGCAATACCCATTCCCTTACTCAACATAATTGCCGTATTTAACCCTGTCTTCTGCATATCTTCTCCCATTCTAATATCATTTTTATATCCTGATTGCATTTCTTTTGCTAATTCTATAATTAGTTTCCATCCGTTAGTATGGATTGTTTCTTTTAAATAATCTTTCTCATCTTTAGATAGCTTCATTCGTATTTGAAATTAATTGATTTATACCTGCACCTACTTGGCCTTGTGGAACTACTGATTGAGGACCACCTATCCCTTGTGGTTGAGCATTTTGTTGCATACCACGAGCGAGCATTTGTTCTTTTAATAATTCATCCTGTGTCTTCATCCAATCATCCGGATCCTCATCGAATATCTTCACAATCTGAGTTTCTGCCTTATTTATATCAGTATCAGGCAATTTCGCAACAATATTAAATAAATCAAGTTTCTGCTTTTGTTGTAATGCCTTACTAACTGGAATAGTGCTCATCGCAATAATTTTAACATCTCCCTCGAATCGTACATCCTCAGGAGTAATTTCAAAACTCTTTTCCTTACCTGTAAATTCCACTTCTCCATCTGGAGTCTTACTAAGTGGCAACCTAACTGTACGGAACTGTTTTTTATAAATATTCTTTGTCTCTTTATCCTCTGCATAAATTTGATTCCATTTATCGCCCATTTTTGCCATCTCCTGCATGGCTACATCAATGTCTTTTTGATCTGTTAATAGAACTAAATCTTGAGGATTAGCATAGCATTGTTGAATTAAAGCAATCCGCAGCTTTGCCTCTTCAGTCAAAGAATATTCTAAATTGTCTAATGGGATTTTCATTCTTCTCAATCCTGATTCGCGATTGATCGAAGCCTCAAAGGCTGTTTTACCTATTGGAGTTCCTGAAAGAGTCTTTGTAATTCCCGTATCCTCATCAAGTGAGTCGCGAATCATCTCTTCCTCTTTGTAACTCTCTTGACCTGGCCCTGGCATCTCTAAAAACTTAAAATTATTAGTATCAAATACTTTAAACGCTTTCCCTGGTTCAGTCTCAAAATCCTCAGCATTAATATCATCACTACCTCCATATATTAACATCTTATGGACCATCAACATGACCTGATCCATACGCATATTTACTATTCTATCTAATAATTCTTGTTTAGGCTCAATGATTTCCATTAATCCAATTCCAAATGGGCTTTCAGAACTTCTCAGAGTCCATATTCCTTGCACTAAACTTAATTTCTTGTGTTTATAAGGTAAAACTGAGTCTAAAAGTAGTACTCGATTCCCTGCATCATAAATCATAAATTCATCATCAATCTTATTCTCATAAAAATATAATTCAATTTCATGCTTATCACCTTTAAAAACAACTGCGTGTTCATCTGAGTTCTGCTTTTGATTGTTCCCTGCACGCACATATTTAGCATTCGGATATTTTTTAACTGGAAATTTCTGTTTGAATTCAGCCTCATCGTAAACTTTTCTATAGCACCAATCATTCGTGCTCAATCTATTATTTGGTTTATTGTGTGGGTCAATCCAGACATCATAAACATTCATATTCTCAAAATACACATCATCAAAATCTTTAATAACTTTCTCTTCATAAGATGTCTCACCTGATTCAGGATCATAATTTTTTAATTCCTTAATCGTTCTAGTATCTTTACGGTAATAAGTACGCCCACATCCCCATCCATATTTACCAATATTAAACAAAAACTTTCTGAGTTCTTGCTTACCGTCTCCTGCCTCCCAACTCAAATTGTAAAGCCCCTCAAATAATTTAACTTTTTTCTCGAATTGATCTGAGTTAGGCATCAACTGGATTGCTGGGTTCTGATCGATCATCAATGACAAAGCTGTTTGCAACTTAACATACCCTAAAGGTTGAGATACTTTTGATTGCCAATTCCTTAGATTCTGATTCGCATATTCATGAGGTGGATACAATCGATCTGCTTTTCTCCAAATACTCTCAATCGACACTCCTTCAACATTATTTGATACCTCATTCTTTCTCCAATCCTTAAGCTCATTAATTCTGTTTTCTAAAAAATCCCGACGATCGCGTTCAGCTTTCTTAGGATTATATTCTTTTGTAGTTGTTGATTTGTATTGATTCAGGGGCATAGACCATGCGTTCCCCTTGTCTTGAATTAATACTTTATATTAACTTTATAACATCCCTAAAATAAAACACAATAGATTTTTACATCTTATACATATCAGAAAATCTATTCGTACCCTTTTTACTGTTCTTAATTCTAATCTCACGTGGAGATAAAGGCTCACTGATTTGTTTTTTTATGCTGTCTTTTCTCGGTGTTGCAAACTTATGGATAAAGTACCTTGTGCAGTCACAATTTGAAACTAATATACCATTTGCAAAATACATTCCATACTCAGTTTTAAGATTGTAAACATCTTCTTCTTCTCCTAAGTGCTGCCTGTCTGCAATTATTCCGACTCTTTCCTCGATGACAATACTTTGTTCTTTCTGGAAATGGTGTTTTAAATTCTTCTCCACAGATCTCACAAATTTTTGAGTAATATTTTTTATTTTCCCAAGCCATTTTGCCAATCCTTTTATGGAATTTAATACCTTCTTCGGTACCATGCCAGATGCTTGCAAATTTTCTAGCATATTCAATGTTTTTCTTAGCAATCGGAAGCATCTCCTCGTAGTGTCTTTGAGCATGTTCTTTAGTTGATACCAATTCCAAATTATCCAATTCATTATTAAGAAAATTATTATCTTTATGATGAATATGATAACCCTTAGGAATTTCACCATTATATTTCCCCCAAATATATCGATGTAGTCGTTCTGTTCTATAGCCTGTCTTAGCCGTCTGAGAACACATAAAATACTTTCTAAGCTCCATCTTCTTCGATTGTGGATACCTTCTGAAACTGATCCCATCAATAATGATTTTCTCTGATTTAATTTGCATACATAATCATTATATCGCAAAGCATCAAACCTAACAAGCCCTCTTTGTGTAAAAATCTTATGACTACCTGTAATCCCCCCATTACCAAATCTAAAAACTTTTGAATGCCCAGTTTTTCCACATTCTAATACTTTAGAAACTCCAAATGGAGTTCTAACTCTATCCCCCTTTTTTATCTTATATATAGGTACTTCCCCATTATCTGTTAAAACCTTTACATCTTTTGTAAAACATGCGTGGTTGAAATAATCCTCTGGGAGATCACTTTTATTCTTATCATCTCTACTGTCTTCTGGATACCGATAGTTTTCAAACTCATCGATTGTGTTGATACAATTCTTATCAACAAACAATCTAGGTTTCCCATTCGCTCTAACTTGCAAAAAGTTTCTAACTTGCTCAATACCAGCTTGAATTGAACCAGGCCCTTTGATACAGGCCTGCACTTCAATCCCCTTAACCATCATGTCTTTGATCATTTGGGGATTAGCTGAGTCACCTAAACTCCATTTGTATTTCTCACCAAAGCTTAGTGCCTTAATCATTTCAGCATGATAGTCCGTTGGTTGCTCTGCCTCATAATGTTCACGATAAATATAAACATTTGAATCGAAATCGACAGCAATCCACAAACAACAAAACGGATCATTATAGCCCCAGTCGATTGATCTATAGAGTGCCCAACCAGGTTTAAGCTTAACATCAATGACGTGCACATTGCGATCAAAGTCACGATAAACTAATCCTGAAAACTTTCTAAATATTCCACGGTATCGCATGTCAAACATCTCTTCACTTAAAGTTTGTTTCATGCGTTCGTACTCCTCTTTTGGAAAGTACGGAGAATCAATCGAAGAGAACGAGATAACATCATAACTTTTATTACCTGATTCAAACTGTTTAACAAAATCATTCCTCACCCAATTCATTGAATAAGGTGTAGTTGTGAGCATCGCCTCGCCCATCTCGATTGCAAGTCTAGCTTGTAGAACAATCCAAGCCATCGACTTCATCTGACCAGCCTCATCAAGCCAAGCTGACTTCAGTGTCATCCCTTCAAGCCCTACAGGGTTCTCCGTTGATCTGATAAATATTTTTCCACCACCTGGGAGATCAATAACACCATCCTGTTTTTTGTAGTATTTTAATAAGGTTGGCCATAACTCAAAGAATTTCGGCAATGTTGATTGAGATAGAATTTTATAAGTAGGTGCAGCTATAAGATGGTTCTTATTTTGCATACTCAAAGCTCGAACCCCCAACCACAAAGCCCCGCAAACCGTTTTACCACTCTGAACTCCTGCTATTAATGCTTTGAATCTGGAAGTACTCTCAAAAATCCTCGTCTGATACTTGTGAAGTTTGATACTTAATTGAGTTGTGTTTGATTCTGTCAAGAGCTTGAAAACTTAATCTGTTAAAGGCAACTTTTCCCCCCACAACCGATTCGATTCACTTATGTTTTAATTTAATTATTCATGAGTTAGCTCAATTTTAACTAATAATTCATTCTTGATCTCACCTTTAATGTCTTTTCTTTCAAGTTTAGGCCATTTATACTCCCTCCATCCCTCAAACCTATTCATAAATTCTAGCTCAGCCTTACTTAATTCTTCTCCTCTTGCAAGTTTATCTAACTTATTCGAGTATTCCTCCAAGGCTCCGTCACCTATAACTGAAAAGAATACCTCACTCATCCGATTAAGATTTTCTTTTTTAGATTTATGTGAGTCAACCCACAATGTATTCCCTTTTTGAAATGGCATGTTATAACATTGACTAGTGATCTGTTATTTCTCTTATACCATGATTGAAATAGAAAGCAAGAAGAAATGGAAGAACTTGTTTAAAAGAAAAAGAAGAAGAAAAGGGTAAAAGAAGAAGAAAAAGAAAAAATCCCCCCCCCAAAAAAAAAGAAACGATTTATAAATTATCGCCTCTGGGATCATCTTGGAATTGATGTCTGGGATCAAGAGTTTAATCTCATGTGTCCCACGAAGCCTATTTAATTAGGCTAACCACTTGACATTCAGAATTTTTTACCGTATCCTTTAGTCATTGATTTGGTTATCAACATTATAAAAGTCCTCGCAGAAATTGCAAGGGCTTTTATATATTGTGAAAATACTACTCCTTTATAAATATTCCTATCTTATTATAAGCTAAGAATTGTTTTTGCGTGATCTCTTTTTGTTGTTTTTTATTTGAAGAATCATTAAATTCCACGAAATATTTATTTTTATATTTTGCTAATTTTTCAAAAGCTTTGTCATGTTTCTTTCTAAGAGTATCCCTCTTTTTTTCTGTTTTACAAGTTTCACATGTCCCACAACCATAACATGTGTAAATTATTATATAATTACTTGTGATCATATCAATATATTGTTTCCCTAATTTTTTTTCAACTTCATCTTTATTAATACAAATTTTTTTAATAATTAAACTATTAACTAATTGATATCGAATTTCCATTATATTTAAAAGTTAAGACTATTCTAAAATCAAAGCAGCTGGATGATTGACAGAATATATTAGAGGTTCATTCACAGAGCACTCCAATTATACACAACTTTACCCTAAAATCAAGTACCATAAACACATTTCTCCTATTTGTACACACATTTCTTATTGACTTTGTATATACAATTTGACATAATGGGTATGTCTTCATAGCAAATCCAGCCAATAGGCAAAACGGATTTATCGCTAGGATAACAAACTCTATTCACTCGGTCTAAAACCTTCTAATATGGAACACCCTTCACAACAAATCACTACTAAGGCCGACCAGGATTGGCGTAATCAATATGATTGGTTTGAAAACCCCTACGATGGCAAGGTTAGAGTAAAAAAAATGGGAAAGTACGGAATGGTCAACCACTCAAATGGGAATGTATTAGTACCCACTGAGTATGATAATATTGATTATTCCTATAAGGGCAAGGTTAAAGCTAAGAAAGGGGAATATTGGGGGATGTTGGATTCCTCAAGTGGGGAGATATTAGTACCTTTTCAATACGATTGGCTTGGTTACTCCTATAATGACACAATTAGAGCTAAAAAATGTGGATATTGGGGAATGTTGGACTCAAATGGAGATGTGCTGGTTCCTTTTAAGTATGATTTTCTTGGTTACTCCCATGATGACAAAGTTTGGGGCAGAAAAGGTGTAGAAATGATTGAAATATTTTTTAATTAATTCTTAAAATCTTCTAACATGAATCAATCTTCACAGCAAGCCGCTATCGATGCTACTCAGGAGCTCTTCGATTCCTTGGAAATTGAAAATATTATACCAAAACACCAAGTCAAAGTGATTATTGCACTACTTGAACTTGCTTTAATGAAGGCTAATAGAGATGGATTCGCAGAAGCCATGAAAATCTACAAAAACAGAAATTAGTTCTTGAAAATCTTCTAGTGGATCATTTTAAAATATAATTTCTTAACCTCCTACTCTATGAAATTCAAATTATTTGGTATAACGTTTCAAGTTTATAAGGTACTCACTCCAAGTCAACGCGTAAAAAGATATGCTAAAAAAATGATCGGCCAAGGCAGATGCCGAGTTTGTGGAGATAAAGTTTTTAAATTAAATAAACATACTCAACAATTTATGCGTAAATGTTACTCATGCCGTTACCGTGAAAACTCTCTCAAAAAAGAAAAAAGGAAACTATTTCTATTCTACTAATTTTACTTTAAAAAAATATGTCTCATCTAAAAAAGGAAAATTCCCGTTATAAATCCACTAAAACCATTATCAATTTTCGTTGTCCAATTCAACTGAAAAAGGATTTCCTTAAAATAATCAAACCTAGAAAAATGTCAGCCTATCTCTGCTCATTCATTGAACGATACATAATCGAACAAATTAATCTAAAACTGGCGAAAAGAAAATAATCTAAAATTCTCTCATTGCATCCTCGATCTCTTTGAATGAAACTCTACCAATCCATTTTAGATTCAATATGCTACCGTCTAAGATGGATTTTTTTAATTCTTCAGTATCAATAATGTTAGCGTTTTCCAGTACTCGTCTCGTATTATAACTTAATTTTAATTCAGAGATTCTCATCGTACCCAATTTAGATATTTAATTAAAAATATTGTAAGCGGCACAAACATCACAACTAAAATCAACACATTGCCCAAAAATATGCCGTAGGACGGGCTTTTATGTGTCGAGTGGTATGTTGATACCTTTTTCATATTTAAACGTCTTAAAACTGAAAATTTGAAGATTTCTTAATTTCACATTCCCTGATTCTAGTATACACAAAATAACTAAAAAGTCCAGGGAAACCTTCTATGGAAACCTGGACTAATCGATCTAAACTGCTTATGCCAAGCTGGTTTAGACTCTTTTTAAATAGCACAAAATAAAAATATTTTCAAACTAAAATCCCCTGCCATGACCTCAGGAGATTCTAGCTTTCTTTCGTATTCTTCCTAAAAACTAACTAAAACTACCATAAATCAAATTTAAAATCAATCCTTGCTCAATTCAGCCTCTACAAATTCTCCATTTTTTAAATAATACCAGATATCAGCTTTTAAAATATCACCATCAATTTGAGCAGATTTTACACAAATGGGTTTAAATTTTCCATCATATTCAGCCAATGTAATCCAATTACCTGCTGTTGATTTAATTTTAGAATTAATACCAATAGCAGAACAAACATTATTTCCCCCTGTTATTTCTATCTTCGCAGAGTCCCCACTAGAACCTATCTTCGCATAGTCCCCACTAGAACCTATCTTCGCATAGTTCCCACTAGAACCTATCTTCGCAGAGTCCCCACTAGAACCTATCTGCGCAGAGTTCCCACTAGAACCTATCTTCGCAGAGTTCCCACTAGAACCTATCTTCGCAGAGTACCCACTAGAACCTATCTTCGCAGAGTACCCACTAGAACCTATCTTCGCAGAGTCCCCACTAGAACCTATCTGCGCATAGTTCCCACTAGAACCTATCTTCGCAGAGTCCCCACTAGAACCTATCTTCGCAGAGTCCCCACTAGAACCTATCTGCGCAGAGTCCCCACCAGAACCTATCTGCGCATAGTTCCCACTAGAACCTATCTTCGCATAGTTCCCACTAGAACCTATCTTCGCAGAGAACCCACTAGAACCTATCTTCGCAGAGTACCCACTAGAACCTATCTTCGCATAGTTCCCACTAGAACCTATCTGCGCAGAGTCCCCACTAGAACCTATCTTCGCATAGTTCCCACTAGAACCTATCTTATTTTTTTCAAATAAACTTAATTTATTAATTTGTTTAAATAAAAAATTGATTGATAATTTTAAAAACACATTCAAATCAAAATTTATTTTTACGCCTCCTTTATATCCACTTACTAAATCAATCTGATCTAATAAATCAAAACTTAAAAATTCATTTCCCTCTAAATCTTTTAATTTATTTTCTTTATACCAATATTTGCTAAATATTAATTTATTATCCTTATGAAGATATTTTTTAATTTTATTAACATTTATATATCCTAAATTTTTCATTTCATTATCTTTAACTTCCATCCCTGACCATTCTAAAAATTTACAAACATATTCAATATATTTTGGGTGTATGGATCCATTCCCTTTACCCTTAATTTGTTGATCTTTCTCGATTGTGCAATGTGGAATATTATCCTTATCTCTCAAAGAATAAATCTCTTTTCCATTACCAAAATATGATGCAACGCAATGCCTCATTAAAAACCCCTCTCTCTCATAAGCTGGTTTACCAATTAGTTTTACTATTCTGAAACCATCCTTGAAATCTAAAACAACTTCAGTATCTTTTTCAACCTCAATAATACCTAACCCTTTTTTCTCTAATGATTTTGTCCATAATTCAGATTTCTTTTTCATCTGATAATAAGTCGCTCGTTCAAGCCTCTTAGGCCCTTTATCTGAAATCAAATAATCAATCACATGTTCTATTTCAGATTGATTAATCCCTTCTTTTTTGGACAACTGTAATTCAACCCAATCAATCACTTTCTGATCAGCACCCAATCCCTCAGCATACTTTATGATTTCATCATTCATGATTATTTTGTTAAAGATTAATTAATCCTAATATATCATTATTTATATTTAGAAGTCAAATAATTATCATCCTTTGGGTTGAATAACTTTAACCCGATTATTCTTTTCATCCCAAATCCTTATTTCAATTCTGTTATCAATTATTTTATTTATAGTTGAAATCTCTTGTAATAA